CTGCTGTTGCTGCTGCCATAATAAATCTCCTTGATGTAAAAAATCCCCCCACCGATTAAGGCGAGGGGAAAAGGCAACTATTAGGCTGGAACTGCTAACGCAAATGCGCTAGAAGACAAAGCTCCACCAACACTAGCGGCTGTACGCATGGCTTTTACACCATACAGAGTATCAGATGTAAACAGAGTAGCGAGGTACTCTTGTTTATACTGAGTCTGTGAACGAACACCAACTTGTTCAACCAGAACCATAGAGTCCTTGTGACCCATCAAGCAGATACGATCTGTTGCAGTATTACCTGCGCCAGTATCAGCATTGCTAGATGTGAACACGGGGATACCATACAGTTGACCGATTTCACCAGTACGGATTGCGTTACCATTACCCACAAAAGCCTGTTCTGTATAACGGGAAAGACCCATCAACGTATTGCGGCTTGAAGGAGGAATGATGAAGAAACGACCATCCATAGGAGTGTCATTGTCATCCAAACGCTGAATCGTGCGACGAATAGCGGCATCAGTCAACGCAGAAGCATTGGAAGATGTGCTGTTGTAAGCAGTAGTACCATCACCGCCAATAAAGGCTTTGGTGGATGTATTGCTTGTTGCGTAGTCGTTAGTACCGACAGTAGCACCATTGAAAGCACGACCCAATTGGATCAAGTCGGTATCAACTTGTTTAGCCAAAGCGTAACCAGCATCGGCAGTATAAAACTGACGCAAACTGTTCAATGCTTGTGCTTCAACAATGTCCTCAATGAAACGTGAGTACTCATAGTGCTTGTTAATCAAGACTTGAACTTCTGTCTCAGTATCGGCAATCAGAGTCACAGCAGTAGATGCCGCTTTTGCTGATGCGTTACCACGAGTAGGAGCTGGAATGTGAACTGTGTCACCCTTCTTGCCCTTGAAGTTCATCTTCATTACGATGTTAGCCAAAACAAGGTTTTTCTTGTATGCGGCTACGATTTCATCTGACCAGATTTCTGGGATGAATTTGTCTGCGGTTGTTACTGTTACCGCTGGTGTTGGATATGCCATGATTAAATCTCCTAAAGTTTAACGAACTCGACCTTCTGAGTATGCTGCCATAATTTCTTGACTTAAAGCATCATAACGATCTGGGTCTTGCATTTTGAGCCGAATAAGGTCTGCCCTTCTGTATACCCTCTTTGATGATTCACCAGAACCACCTACATCAACACCTACTGCTTTTAAGTTCTGTTTGCGAGTTACCTCGCCCTCATTACTTGTTTGCTTCTGTTTAACAGAACGTAGCTGTTTATAGGTAGATAGCAATTCATTGGCTGAGTCGTAATCATATCCAGAATCGGCTTGCTCGAAGATTTTAATGCGAATAGGGCTAGATTTCACCCAATTTGCAAAGTCCTGATCTTTGGCAATGTCTCCAAAGTCGGGATGCTCTTGCGCTAACCTTTGCTGAATCTGTGACCTTTTCATTTCTAGCGTTACTTGTCGTGCCGCTAGGATGTCTGGGTGATTATCAACAGTCCTTTGAACTGCCTTCTGTGGATTCTCAAAGAAATCTACTTCAGGCTCTTCCTGTCTAGTCTGTTGTTGTCGTGAACCAAGGTTCTGTTTGATAAGTTCATCGGCTAACTTTCTAACCTCGCCTACTTCCTGTGCTTGCTTTCCAATTAGCTTTTCAGCCTCTTGGTGCATCTTCACAATCTCGTCTAAACTTTTTTCCCTGTATTTCTCAGGAAGTTCATTCTTTTGCGAAATCTTCTGTTCTTCGATCTCTAACTCACCCAACTCTTCTTTGTCATCATCAACTAACATACTTTTTTCCTTTTCCTGCCGTTAATCGGTTGTAGGAGATTCAACTCGGCATAATTGCTTATGAGTTGATTTTGCGTTCAGTTTTTAACTTGTCTAAGTGGCTTTTCTCGAACTTTCCATGCGCTGATGGAAACGCTCCAGACCACCCTTCTAAGCGAAAAGCTGGCGCCGAGAGAATGCGATGAGAATCCTCACCACACTCACACTTCAGACTTGTTGCCTCATAATCAACAAATCTTTCTGTCTTATGCCCGTTTATACAGGCAAATTCATACATTCTTCTCATTTAAGTCCTCAAATGCTCTTTCGCTGACTTGTTTTAAGTTCTTCAGCCAAATAAGGATTGAATACTCACCTTTTCTGAATTGTAGACTTTTTTCATCTGCAATCGTTGCGATATTATTCAAAGGCTCTATCATTTTGTCAATATCTTCCATTAAATCTATCCACCCTTGAGTAGACATCATGTCAAATCGAGCGTCATAATAATTTTGTAGTTCAGGTGTCATACGTCTTCAGCATCCTCAAAACCTACTTGCAACTTCAGGTCGGCATATAGACCATCCATCAGATTACCCTGTGGAGTTGGGCAGTAGAAAGCGTGTTGTGCTACTTCCTGTGCGTTTGCATGACGGGCATCAGCATTAGCAGACACAGACACTTGATATTGCACTTGGTCTTTGTTACCAAAGATGTTGGTGATACGGGCATAGGCGTCTGTGAATGGAACGCCTACATTGCTTGTGGGGATAGAGATTTTAAGAGCCATTAGAAAGTTACCTCAGTTGTTTCGATTTTTGCTACCCATCGGATTGTGGTAGCCGCCTGACCTGTAACAGTTACAGCGATACCGCCATTGGTCGTATCAGCCGTAATAGCCAAGACCCATGTGACAGCACCGACATCTTGAGCAATAACAGTTGGAGTAACAGCCGCAACTAAAGCAGTGGATGCAGCATTAGCACCTCGCTTGATTACGCCTTCAAACTTCCAGCCCGATGTAGTACCGCCAGCCGTTACGTTGGCGATGCAAGTACCTTGGAATGTATAGGCGCTGTTGTTAGGTAGGATTACTTGGTTGGTTGTGGATGCGGCAGATGTGTTGCTTCGTAAAACTGTTGCTGTTGCGTCTGTGGTTTCCCTACCAAGTAAAAGAGTAGCGGTTTGCGTTCTACCAGTTAGTGAAGAAATAGGAGTGCTACTTGCAGGCGTAACAAAATTTCCAATGATTGATCTTGTTGCTCCGTAGTTACCGCCAATAACTACACTATTTGCGCCATCTGCTGTATTATTTGATCCACCAACTGCAACAGCTTGAGAAGAACTTGCCGTATTGCTTGCCCCGCCAAAAACAGCAGCATTAGCCCCGCTTACTGAGTTGGTGTTACCCCCAACAATAGCAGCATTTGAACCGCTTGCTGTGTTGCTTGAACCGCCAACAACAGCAGCATTAGACCCGTTTGCTGTGTTGCTTGAGCCACCACCAACAAAAGAATAATTTGATGAGGCAGAATTAGAATCTCCACCTATTACTGCTGATCCATAACTAACTGAACTATTACAACTTTTATTTAACGAAATCCAACCAGTTTGAGAAAGACCAGAACTTGTCCCATAAGTAATGTTTTGTTTTGAGTAAACAAGAACTATTGAATCCGCTACACCCAATGTATTTAAAACAGTTTGCGACCCCGCACCGCTTACATCAGCCGAGTAAATTTCAATTTTCTGTGCGTTAACGCCATATTGTTGATTAACAATAGTTATTTGTTTTCCATCAATAGGGGATGTTGGCAAATAAACACGTATGAAACTTGCAATAGTTGCCCCTGTCCGAAATACTTGGATCGGAGCACAATCATCTGGCAAAGATACTGAGCGAACAGCCGATGTACTTGCAAATGTCCTAAAAAAATCCCACACCTGAATTGCAGGCGTGTTTTCGGATGCAAACCCCGTAAACATCAATAATCTCCACCAATAGCAGTCAGGTGGAAACCTGCTGCAACTGCTGTACCAAACGTAGCGTACACACGATAACCTGCCGCCAAACTAATGTTCAAAGGCAAGATGATGTCGGGTTGCTCTGATGTTTCAGAAACAGTACTTGCTGATAAAGTTCTTTCAAGATACAAAGTGTTGTTAGCCGCTGTACCTGTTGCAGAACCATTGTTCAACCAAATACGAATAACAGTTGCTACGTTAGTGCCAAGCGCTCTAACTTTAATAAAATCTAGCCGTGAACCATCAACAGCTTTGCCCGTAAAAATCGGCCCATAAATCGTTCCGCTGGTCAGGTCTTTGGTAGTGTTGGCGGTAACGCCAGGAGTTGCCGCATTAGCCGCTGCTCCACTAACCCAAGTATTTACTGGAATTAGAGGAAAAATAGGGTTTGTGTTCTGTGCCATTTACATTGCTCCGATTGACCAAGATAGAAGTTTTGGAATGGGTGAAGATGATCCTCCACCACCAGTTGATGCGATAGTGATACCACCTGAAGAATTTGTAATTGTGATATTGCTACCAGCAGTCAATGTTGAATAGGAAAAATCAGTCCCATTACCAATTAACAATTGACCATTAGTCGGAGTTGATGCAAGACTAAAAGCCAATGTGCCACTTGTTGTAATTGGCGATCCACTTACAGACAAAAATGATGGGACTGTTGCCGCCACGCTTGTGACTGTTCCACTACCACTAGCAGTTGAATTGATAGTTTGATTTGGAAAAGAACCTGAAATTGTGATATTAGTTCCAGCAATCAATGATGGAGTTGCTGTGCCTGTACCGCCATTAGCTACAGCCACAACACCTGTGACATTAGATGCTGTTCCTGTTGTGTTTTGGTTCAATGTAGGTACATCAGCCACCTGAATAGCTGACATGACCACATCTGTGCCATTGCCACGCAAGTATTGACCAGAAGTAACAGCACCAGCCAACGCATCCATTGCATTTTGCCGTGTTGTCTCACCTGTACCGCCATTGGCAAAAGCAACTGTTCCTGTGACGTTGGACGCTGTTCCTGTGGTATTCTGATTTAGTGTTGGAATATCAGAAGCAACAACAGCTCTAAATGTTGGTACACCTGAAGCACCATTTGGTGCTGCTAAAACAAAATTTGCAGCTTTGCTTGCGTATGGATTTTGTGTATCTCCATAATCACTTGCCAAACCAATTGCTGGTGTCGTGCCACCACTAGAGGTAACTGGTGAAGTTCCTGTTACAGAAGTAACTGGTGCAGTACCACTAGATGCCGCAGTTATCAACCCCTTTGAATTGACAGTCAAACTTGCATTTGTAAATGAACCAACATTAGTGTTTACAGTAGCCAATGTGCCTGATGCAGTTACATTGGTAGAACCATTAAAACTTGGGCTTGTGTATGCTAAATCCCCTGTTATAGATATTGTTCTGCCTGTTGCTAAAGTTGCCGCAGAACCAGTTGTGTTTTGATTTAGAGTCGGTATGTCAGAGGCGACAATTGCTCTAAACGTAGGAACACCAGAAGAACCATCAGGAGAAGCAAGTACATAGTTTGCTGTCTTACTTCCATAAGGGTTTAATGTATCTCCATAAGTAGATGCCAAACTAATAGCAGGTGAAGTACCACCACTTGAAACAATTGGAGATGTACCTGTAACAGAAGTTACTCCACCACCACCACCGCCTCCAGATACATAAGCTAGTGCATTCCAGTTGTCAATACCATTGCCAATTTTAATTTTTAAGGTATCAAGCTCTATTCCCAATTCACCTTCAGCAAGAAGTGGATTAGAAGAAGTCCAATCAGCCGCATCACCACGCCTGAGTTGTATTTGAATTGCCATTAAATGCCCCCTGCATCAATAGGAGTGACCCCACCATAGATGCTAAATGGATAACCACCATCAAGATTAGCAAATGCTTCCCCGTTTTGTCCAGAAACGCCAGCAGCGCCTTGTGGCCCACGATCGCCCTTCTCTCCAACAACGTCACCAACATTTATTGTCTTACCATCGGAAAAAGTGACAACCAAAGACCCATCAAAATCTATTTTAGTGCCAACAATGGAGACTCCATCTTCTCCATCCTTACCATCAGCACCATCTTTGCCATTATCACCATTTTTACCATTTTTTCCATCAATCCCACGCTCACCTTGCGAGCCTTGATCACCTTTTTCTCCCTTGTCACCAACAGGGCCTTGTAGTTTCTTTACATCAAGGATATGGTTTTCAAGTTTAGGTAGTTGTTTATCAAGCAGAATTGCCAATGCAGACAACTTTGCATCAGTTGACGCATCTGATAGCAGTATCTGCTTAATATCCATCATTGATTAACAATACTGTTAAGAAAGTTAGTATCTTTTGTTTTTTGCTCATTCTTGTCCATGTTTTGCAATTGAACAACCTTTAACTTGTTCTCAATGTCTTTTTCTTTGAGCATCAATTCTGCAATTTTGACACGTTTGTTGAACTCTTTTTCAGCCAAAACGTCATTATCAGGCAAGTTTTTAGTGGTTGCAGCAAGTGTCTTAGCTTGGACTTCTTGAGGCATTAACTGTGTTTCAGTCAACAATTTAGCAGCTTCAGCACGATTTTGCTCTGCTTGTGTAGTTTGAACAGCAATCTGAGCCTGTGCCGCTTGCATAGCCAACTCAGCCTGTGCTTGTTGCATCTGCTGTGCTTGTGGATCAGGTTTGCTCATCTCATCCAACATCTGAATCAACTCAAATCTGTTAGACAGAGATGAATTAGCCATGATTCCCTTCAGAATAATAGGCAAAACAGGCGTATTCGGGCCAAGAGTCTGCAAAAGCGCAATGAATTGTTGTTGCTCATGCTCTCTAGCGATGATTCCAAGTGCAGCCGTGGGAATAAACTTCATGTCCACAGTAGGGTAACGCTCGGGGTCGAACTGCATATACCGATAAGCGGCTTTGGTGATGAAGGGGATCATAAAATCCTCTTGAAAGTTCACCAAGGTACGCTTGTATTTCTTGATAATCGAGGCTGTAGCCATCGAAATACCACCCTGACCCGCATCCCTAGAGACAGCAGTAATCATTCCCTGAGAGTCAAGCGTTCCTGTTGCCATCAAAAGCATACGCTCAAACTCTTTAGCAGTTGTCAGGTTAGAACCATCAGTATTGCCAAACTTGAACGGGAACAGAATCTCATTGGGATTGCCGTTTGTCAGGATTGCTTTGCCTGGCTTTACTTCAAACTTAGCACCACGAGGAAGGCGAGTAGCATCCATAGCCATCATTGGGCTAGTTGTGAGCGCTAGAGAATCTAAGTGGCTACGCACTTGGGCATCAATAGCCTTTTGTGAGTTGTAAGCCTTCTCAACAGTACCACGACCCAACAAGCGATTAGGAACTGTGTCATCCTGATAAGCAAGAATCGGTCTATCCTTCATCATGTATGGGTTCTTTTCTGCTTTCAGAAGAACACCATCATTGGCAATCACTACGATAGCCTCAACCAGATCGGAATACTCGTCCTGAATAGTGTCTTCAGGGAAGAAATCTTCTACTTCACCATCTTCTTCATTCTCTAGTTGTTCAAGATACTCTCTAGGGACTAAGCCGTAGTAAGTAAGTAGTTTTACCTTGTCATCTTCGTACTGGGAGACTTCTTGTGTAGGCTCTAAGTCCGTGTCCATCGAGTCAGTACCAACCTTTACCTTGCGGTAGATACCTTCTTCTTGACCTTTAACAATCTTGTGGATAGAGACATACTTCTCAATAGCCACACCCATACAGTCATCAATAGATGTTCCATTAGGGTCGAACAGGAAGTTACGGGGGTTAACAGGAACAATCTTGACTGCGATTCGGTCTTGTTCTACTACTCCGATAGCGGCTTGACCTATTTGACCAGGTATTGCCTGAGTAGAAGGAACATAGACTTTCTCTGTTTTGACAACAATCTCACCAATGCCAGTACCATAAATCTCAGCCAACAACTCAATCTGATCAATAGACTTGCGAATCTTGTCTACTTTGAAGTCTTCCATGAGTTGTGCTTTGATGGCAGCAACATCTAAAGGACTACCATTGACATCACGAATATCGTCTTGAATATCAAAGAACTCACCCTGACCAAAGATTGCTTCCATGATCTCGGCATGGCGTGTCTCTACGGCTTGTTGGGTAGCGGGGGTAACAATACGGCTTCTTTCAGAGTCCCTTGTCTTATCTTGGGCATCCCACTCACCATTGAAGATACGCTCGTACTCTAGCCAATCATCAAGACAGTTAACATCTCTCCAATCCCTCCAACGATCACAATGGTTAACAACAAAGTTAACTATCTCTTTGTCTGAGTCACTAGGTTCTTGGAATTCGTTTTGATCCATAATCAGACCTCATAATGATTGTTCTTACGCATATTCTCAATTGCGGGAATAATTTGCAAGTTGTTTGGCACATGAAGTCCACAAACAGTTTTGCCCTGCAATGGGATTATATGGTCAACGTGCCAATTTTGACCACTCTCTCTTGACCTCATGGCTGCCACCTGATAATAGCATTGTATTTTTAGGCGGTCAAATTCTGTTAACCAAAGTGGTGTTCTTAGCAATTTCGCACTTTTACGATTCATTTGAAGTTTGGCACGAATAGCCTTATTCTTTTGTCTGTAGTTTTTTAAAGCACGTAAATGTGTTTGCCTTGTTTCACCAGCAGATCGCCTTTTTCTCGCAGATGCGTTAACTTTATCTTTGTGTTCAGAGTCATATTGCCTATCTCTTAAGCATTTGCATTTTTTGCAATATCCTTGCAATCCATCTCTACGACTCTTATTTTTGAAAAAAGAGTCTACCGATAAAGTTTCTTTGCATTTTGAGCAAAACTTTGTATCAAACACCTGAGACAACATCAACTGGCTCCCATTCATCATCATTATCTTCTTGAAAATAACTTGTTACGGCAAGTTGGTCTATGTAACTCAAACTATCGGGCAAATCGTCGTGAACGCCTGTGGCTGGAAATAAAATGAGTTGATCAACAAATTCGTCCCAATCTTCCTCTGAATTAAGGATGATTCTGCCATGTTCAAAGCGTCCTTGCAATGCCCAAATAATCCTATCTGCCTTTTTCTTGTTGCCATGAGTAAGGTCTACTATATGAGCGTAAATATTGTTTTTTCGCATTAAATCCGAAAGATATGGCAGAACGGCATTTTTCAATGCCCCCTTTTCAATACCTACGGACAAAGGGCGGTAATCTCTTATTGCCATCAAGATATTTGAGGCGGTAGTTCTAATATCCCACCTCCCATGTTCTATCTTCTCAACAAACCACTTTCCATCGTCTGTCACCTTCACTATCGAGATAGCAGACTCGTCCAAACGCTTCTTAGAATTAGCCGCTTGTTTGGCAACTTCCTCAAATCCTGCCAAGTCAACAGCGATGTAATAGCTTCCATGTTCAGGCTTAACCCCGTATTTGATCCACTCTTCCTTAAAAATATCCGACCCCGCATTTGTAAAAGAAGCCATAAACTCTTGTTTAAAAGCGAAAGAACTCAGGGTCTTCTTAGCGGAATCTATCTCTTTTTGGTCAATCAGAGGGTTATCAGCAGTTGTGAAGTGCCATGACTTCCAATCAGGATCATCCTCTGACTCGCCTAGTTTGAAGGTATCGTAGAACCAGTTACGTCCTTTAGGAGTGCCAATAAAGAGTGCTCTACCCCGTTTATCAGACAAACTGGCACGAATGACCTGTTCCCATGCTTCCGGTTTAATGTCGGCAACCTCATCGAGAACGGCATAGGTCAGACTAACACCACGAAGCGTATCAGGTCTGTCAGCACCACGAACATAGATCCTAGCCCCGTTTATCAGGGTAATGTCTAGGTTGTTCACATGGGAGGACTGTATAACCTCTCTACCAAGGTCTAACAGTAAGTCCCAGATAATCTGTCTTGATTGTCCCATCGTAGGAGACACATACAGAACCGCAGACCCTTGAGGACACTTGAGTCCTTCAATAAGTAAGGTAACTGCCGCCATTCTACTCTTACCACAACGCCTTCCAGCAGCGACAACCTTGAACCGAGTCGTATCCTTGAAGACTTCTTGTTGCCAAGGTAAGAGAGAGAAATTGAGATCAGCCATACTTAGCCTCTACATCTTCAGGTTGTTGTTCAATAATAGTAGGTTCTTGTCCCAATCCAGTGATGTTAATCGTCACAGCACTCCTCTGGCTCTTGTCCTTTTCAAACATGCTAATAGGAAGAGTCCTATCTAAACACATCTTCAAAGCCACCAATTGATGCGGATGGTCATCATTAAGGGCTATCTCAATAACCTTCTGAGCCACATCCTTACCCCCACTCCTAATCATTAGCTCTTTAAGCTCCTTTAGACGTTGATGGTCTGTCTTAGGCAGTACCAAGGGTGGATTGTCTGCAAACCTCTGTATGGTCATCTTGACGCTTCCCTTGGGTCTTCCTCTTCCACGTTTGAGACTTGTTTCCATATTACCTTTCAATTTAGCTTTTTCGGTATAGGGGCGGGTACACAAATTTCTACCAACCCAACCCACCCCTCCCCCCCCTATCGTTTCTACCTACTCGTTTACCCTACTGTGTTTCCATACAGTACTGGCCATACATACAGTCATAGGGTTTACCCTTAGCGATCCTAGATGCGAATGATTCTCATTTACGTTTCATGCAATGAGAGTAGTGGCGGGTACTTTTCAGGGTTACTTGATTGATTGTCATTGTGTTTGTCTATACGTTATCTATTGATCTACTCATACTATCCCTTACATGATCTTGATCTGTTTCGGGGCTGTTAGTTGTTGCGTGATCTATATTTAAAATACTCATGTCCATTGTAGGTCTATACCCTCTATTGTGAACGTGTTGATAGAAGGCTAAGATGTTTTCAAAACCTCTGCACAAATTACCCTCTCCAGCTGCAAGCATGATCTGTTTTTCAGGGCTTGATAGTGTTCGCTGGAAATACTTAGTGTTAGGGGTTGAAGGTCTACCCATGATCTACCCATTAAATAATTTGAAATAATTGTACTTTATTAGGGTTTGTCCTAATAGTTTTTTATTTTTTAGACCCGATAATTCTCATACGTTCAATTAGAACGGGTTACTTGATAGGCTTAAAAATGAACACTTACTCAATTATTTGTTGGCACAATTCAGCGACAGAAGGCACTCACCAAAGTGTACTTTTCAGCGCCCGCACAATGGGCAAAGTACTGAGGGACTTCGAGCGTTATCTGTCACTCAGCGAACGTATGCGCTCATTTAATAAACACAATCTAATCCAGCTCGTTCACATCGATCAGGGCGTGATCGCTCACTTTCCCGCATCATTACGTTAAAAAGGCTTCACAATGAAAAACACTTTTTTAGACTACTTGACGGCAATCGCATTGGGGCTTTGCCTCTGTATCGGCCTCATGGCCTATTTTGATATTTTGATTAAATAAGGGGTTCACGTGAAAATTATCGTCCACATTCAAGGCAACTCAGAGAAAACGTTTGCTTCTATCAATGAAGCGCTATCCTTTGCCCGTTTGCAAGTGTACGCAACTCAAGCCACCATCATTAGGGCTTTTGATGCTTTGCAAGATGGAAACCTCGCACAATGGGACTACGGGTTTACCTCAGTTGCGGTATATCCTGAAAACTGACAATCTAGCGGGTAAGCTCACGGGTTGGGCTTATTCGATGCACTGTCGCATCATTTCAATTCAAAAGGCTTCAACATGAAATTTTCAATCAAGCGTAAAGATATCCGTGCAATGCTTCACTTAGCAGCAAAAAAAGATCTTAGATACTATTTGCAGGGTATCAATGTTGTCCGCGACAATCGAGGCACTTACTTAGAAGCTACTGATGGCCACGTTTTAGGCCGTTTATTGATCGACGGCATCAAGTCAGATGCAAAATTCAATGTTGTTTTGCCTACTGATGCGCTTGCAAAGCTCAAAGGAACAAAAAAACAGTCTGATGAATGGCTACATTTTGACGTCAACGGCTTGTCAGTAGAGTGCATCGATTCTCAATCCACCACTCGTTTTTCAGCCCATGATGCACGATTTCCTGATACTGACAGAGTGATCCCGCTTGTTTTCAAGTCTGAGGATAACGCACCAGGCACATTCAATCCTGATCTGCTAGTGCGTTTTGTAGATGTATCTGAGGAACTTTTCGGAAAACGTCAGATCCCTGCGGTTTTGCAGCGCGGAACTTCTAGTGCTGTTGTCAGCTTTCCATTAGATGATAGCTTTGTTGGCGTCATTATGCCAATGGGAAAAGAACACACAGCTAAAGTGCCTGCCTGGTGCTATACGCCATCAGTTAAGCCCTTAGAAACCCCTGAAACTGCCTAATTTCAGACTGCAAAGCCTCTTTTTAGGGGTTTTGTGGCCTGCAATTCGCAGGGTTCAATATTTTTTAAGGTTCAATATGAAAACAACTGTTTACTTTTCAGAATTCTGCGATTATTTCCGCAAAATTAGACCCGATAACTTTTCTTATCAAGGTTTACGGGTTTTATATGATTATTTAGAGGAAATAGACAACTCATGCGGTGAGGAATCAGAATTAGACGTTATCGGCTTATGTTGTGATTTTGCTGAGTCAGATTGGCAAACTATTGCAGCAGACTATGATAGTTCTATTGAATTAGACAAAAGCAAAAACGAAAACGAACAAAAAGCGCAAGTGCTTGATTTTTTAGCAGATCAAGGGGCTTTGATAGGTGAAACGTCTGATTCAATCGTTTATCGTCAATTCTAAGGGGCTAAAAATGCACGATATAAAACAACAGCTTGAGATTATTTGGGATGCTCTACACGCATATAGAGAAGATAGCGTGTCTGAAGGGGATGAAATGCACGATGCGATCTGGGATGAAGTTTGCACTGCAATGGCTGCCATTGAGGAAAATCTAAAGGTAATGGAATGATCTATGCTTGCATTGCCCTAGTTCTGCGAATACTTAGCGGTAAACGCTAAACCCTCAGACCCTCTCAGGAGGGTTTTTTCTTGTGTTGCGTAGGTTGGGATGGGCAAGCCCTCAAAAGAGCCTAAAAAGGGCTTTTAGTACCTTTGGTGGGCATTTCTTCGCACAATCTGCGGATCGTTTCGTTCAGTGCGTCTATTTCATCCATTTTATTGATTGCCCATGCCCGTTTTTGCCCATGCCATCCAAGCATAGGGTTTCGGTGGCAATCTACACAAAGGGCGATGCAAGTATATTGAAGACCTTGTTTGTAGTGGTGGGCTTCTGTTGGTGGTGGTGCTTCACAAACTGAACATGGGAGGGATTTAACCCTTGCTAGGTGTAGCCTTTCCTTTGCGTTCAGTTTATTGTTCAAGTGGTTGCCTTCATTTCCATGCGGGCGCTATATTGCTCGGTTCTCCAGCACTCTATGCGAGCTTGCGCTGCGGTCATTAGCCATCTATAACGCTCTTCTAGTTCCACTGCTTCCCTGATTCCTTCAAGTATTTCGATGTAGTCAGGGTGAGCATAGGCATAGGTTTCTTGCTTTCCTAGAACCTCAGTTCCCGCTTGGCTCATGAGCTGGGCTTTGCGGCTTTTCCTGAATTCCTC